TGTTCCTACTCCTGAAGAAATAGCTGAAAAATTAAAACAAAAACTTGCTGGAGAAGAGTCAGCAGCTTTCTTAGAAAAGTTTTTAGGTCTAAAAGAGTCTGCTCAAAAAACAATAGAAATATCAGAGAAAATTGCAGATGGATTAAGTATTATAGGAGATTTCTTTGATGGTGAAGCTGAAAGAGATATTGCAAGAGAGAAGAATAAGACTACTAAAATAAATAATGAATTAAGAGACAGATTAAAGAATGAAAATTTATCTGCTTCTGAAAGAGAGCGTATAAATAAAAGAATCGCAGCTAATGAATTTAATTTAGATAAGAGGCTTGATAAGATTAGAGAGAAACAATTTAAGCAACAAAAAGCATTTAAGATAGCTGTTGCTTTAGCAGATACTGCTTCTATGGCTGCAAAGGCTTATTTATCTCAATTATCAATACCAGACCCTTTTACTGCAATACCAAGAGCAACGGCTGCTGCTGCTGTGGCTACTGCATTTGGGTTGGCGCAAGTAGCAACAATCGCAAGACAAAAATATGTGTCTGGTCAAACCTCTGTTTCTGGATTAGGAGGAGCTTCTTCTGCTGGTGGTGGAGGTGGAGAGCCTTCAAGTCCAGATTTCAATGTAGTTGGTGCTTCACAGCTAAATCAAGTGGCAGAGGCAGTTGCTGCACAAAGAGAACAACCAATTAGAACATATGTAGTGGCTTCAGATGTGTCTACAGCACAAGAATTAGATAGAAATATCCTTTCAGAAGCCTCTATAGGATAAATACAACATAAAAACCAATAAAAGTTACCTTAATATGAAAGTTTATGAATTATTCATAGAAGAAGACAGCGAATTTAGTGGTATAGATGCCATTTCTATTGTGGAAGAACCTGCGATAGAGGAAGATTTCATTACATTATCTGCTGACAAGGTTCAATTAGCCAAAGTAGACGATGAAAAGCGTATTTTGATGGGTGCAGCCCTTGTGCCTAATCGTAAAATCTATCGCAACAGCGAAGATGAGGAATACTACATATTTTTTAGTGAAAAAACCGTAAGAAAAGCATCAGAACTATTTTTAGCAAGAGGAAAACAAAACAACTCAACATTAGAACACGAATACAACATCAAGGGTCTATCAGTAGTAGAGTCTTGGATTGTAGAAGACGAAACAAACGACAAATCAAAGTTATACAACCTAAACGTGCCGGTAGGTACTTGGATGGTGAGTGTGAAGGTGAACAATGACCAAATTTGGGAAGAGTTTGTGAAGACTGGTAAAGTAAAAGGCTTCAGTATTGAAGGGTACTTTACAGATAATAAAGAAGAAGCACCGAGAGAGTCTGTGGAAGAGAATTTATGTGCAGACTGTTTCCAGGAATTACAAGCAGAGCAAGAATTATTAGAAGCTGTAGCTGCTTTAGAGGAAGTAGCGTTAGAATCCTATGGGGGATACCCGGAATCTGCTCGTAATAATGCTAAACTCGGAATTAAAAGAAATAAAGAGTTAGGAAACAAGTGTGCAACTCAAGTAGGTAAAGTAAGAGCGCAACAATTAGCAAGAGGCGAGAATTTCACCTTACCAACACTCAAGAGAATCTATTCGTATTTAAGCAGAGCAGAGGCTTACTATGATGCGAGTAAACCAGAGGCTTGTGGTACGATTTCATATCTATTATGGGGAGGAAAGAGTATGAAGAATTGGGTAGAGTCTAAATTAAAAGGTTTAGATGAGTTATCTGATGTAGAGATGGATGTTAATCCTTGTCAAGAAGGATACGAACAGATAGGAATGAAAGATAAAGATGGAAGATTAGTTCCTAATTGTGTTCCAAAGCAATAATGAAAGATAACAGAAACAATCCAAGTAGAACAAGCCCAAGAGAGGGTAGAAGAGGATGCCTTTGTGCGAATGGTAAATACAGCAGAAAATGTTGTAAAGGGAATATGATTAATCAAGGAATTGGAAGAACAAAATCAGCTCCTAAGTATTATTTAAGACAAGAGGATTTTAATTTATTATTACAAGAAAACAACCATAGAATAATATTATAATGGCAGATAAGAAAATAAGTCAATTAGATTCAGCTTCAGCTTTACAAGGCACAGAGATTTTACCTTTAGTGCAAAGTAGCACAACAAAGAAAACTACAGTAAATACAATTAAGAATTACTTAATAGCTACTAACATAACGGCACAAGCAAGTGTAAACGTAGATTTAGCAGATTATCCGGATGCACATATTGTTCATTTAAGTTGGAGTGGTGCGAATGGTACGGCTACTTACACACTTCCTACTGCTGCATCAAGCACAAACAGAAAGATAAGATTTATCACAGACAATACTTTTGATACTAACACAAGAGTAGACCTTACACCCGCAAGTGGAGATACATTAGATGGCACAGGAGCGTATGAGATAAATAAATCGTATGAAGGTATAGCGATATGGTCTGATGGTACAGAGTGGTTTATCATTCAGAAAAAAGCCTAAAATACAACAATATAAAAAGTAACAGTTAAACCTTATATAAATTAATTTATGAAAGCAACAGAAATCGTAGAAAAACTGAAAAATGTTCTGCTTTCTTCTGAAACAGAAAAAGTGGAAGAAATAGAACTAAACGAAGAGGTAGAAGTATCTACCGAATTGGCTGAAGAAGAGGCTATGGAAGATATGCCTAAAGAAGAGTCAAAAGAAGACAAGTATGTAACTAAAGAAGAGATGGAATCTGCATTAGCTGAAATGAAAGCTATGTATGATGAGTTGGTTGAAAAGATGAGCTACCAAGAAGAAATGGAAGTTCCTCAAGAAGTAGAAGAGAATCTTTCTAAGCAAGAGCCTCAAGAGGTTAAGGAAGAGCTTTCTGCTGTAGAGCCATTAACACACTCTCCGGAAGAAGTACAAGAACAAAAAGTAAAAATCAAACTTTCTCAAAATAGAATGCCTTCTATTCTTGATAGAGTATATGCACAAATTTCAAACAATAGATAAATAAAATGAGTACTCAAAACGTAAAATTAAGAGACATTACAGGTTCTGGGTCTACGGATACCATAACTACGACTTACGCAGGTGAATTTGCTGGAGATTATATCGCAGCAGCTTTATTAAGTGGAAACACACTTGCAAATGGTGGAATCACCATTAAACCAAACGTAAAATACCAAGAAGTAATTAAGAGATTAAATCTTTCTGATGCATTAGTTGCTGCTACTTGTGATTTTACTGCTTCTGCTGATAAGATTTCATTAGTAGAAAGAATTTTAACTCCAACTGAACTTCAAGTAAATTTGGAGCTTTGTAAGAAAGACTATCGCTCGGACTGGGAGGCTTTAGCAATGGGTATTTCTGCCTATGATAACTTACCTCCTTCATTTGCTGATTTCTTAATTGCTCAAGTAGCTGCTAAAGTTGCTGAAAGCATTGAGAACACAATTTGGAACGGAGAAGTTGGTGGAGCTACCGGATATGCTTTATTCGATGGAATCCTTCACAAGTTAGCTGATGCTACTGCTGACATTCCAGATGCACAAGAAATTACTGGTACTACAGTAACTGCTGCTAACGTAATTGACGAGTTAGGAAAAGTAGTTGATGCTATTCCTTCTGCTCTTTATGGTTCAGAAGACTTACACATCTACATCCCACAGAACGTACACAAAGCATACGTTAGAACATTAGGCGGATTTGCTGTTCAAGCATTCGGTACTGCTGGTTCTGAATCAGCTGCTGCTTCTGTAGGTGCTAACGGTGTAGGAAACAACGGAACAACTTGGTACAACGGTCAAGGATTAACTTTTGATGGTATCAAAATGTTTGTTGCTAACGGACTTCCAAGTAACAAGATGGTTGCTGCGGAGCGTTCAAATCTTTTCTTCGGTACTGGTTTACAATCAGATTTAAATGAAGTAAAAGTAATTGATATGGCTGACATCGATGGTTCTCAAAACGTAAGAATGGTTATGAGAGCAACTGCTGGTGTTGAAGTAGGAGTAGTAGAAGACGTAGTTATCTACTCTTAATAAAATAGATTAATAACCTAAAAAGGGGTGGGTGAGCCTTGAGCCTACCTACCCTTTTTTTATTTAAAATAGAAAACATATGGCTTGTGATATTACAGATGGTAGAGTGTTACCTTGTAAGGATACAGTTGGTGGATTAAAGAATGTTTATTTCATCAATTATGATTCTACAGACACTTTTACAGAAACAGCTGACGATACTGTTGCTCATACAGATTTTACAGGGTTAACAGCTTATCAATATGCACTTAAAGGTACATCTTCTTTAACACAGAACATTACTTCTTCAAGAGAGAACGGAACAACTTTCTTTGAGCAAGTGTTAGAGTTGACATTACCTAAATTATCTTCTGCTGATAATAAAGAGATTAAATTGTTAGCATTTGGAAGACCAAGAATTGTAGTTGAAGATTACAATGGAAACTACTTTTTAGTAGGTAGAGAACACGGTGCTGATGTAACCGGAGGTACAGTAGTAACTGGTGCTGCTATGGGAGACCTAAGTGGTTATACACTTACATTTACTGGAATGGAGAAGAAACCTTCTAACTTCATTACTGGAGATTGGATTTCTGAAGCTACCATTGACGATGGTTCTGCATAATCAGCATAACAAATATTAGAAGAAGGGGCTATATGCCCCTTTTTTTATGAAACAAAAAATCACTCTTTTAGTTATCCTAATAAGATGATTAAATTAAGACCAATAACTACAGTACAGACGTTCAGTATTATTCCTGTAACATACAATACAACTGTATTAGGAACTGCTTCTGTAGTATTAGAAGAGAACGGAACAAGTGTAACAGATGATAGTGTTACATTCAGCGTGGCTTTATCAGACAATGAAAACTTTGTAGAGGTTAGTCTTACACCTTCAGTAACTTTTAAGGAGGGTCAAATCTACAGCTTTGAGTTAAAATCAGAAACAGATGTGTTCTATAGAGATTTAATTTACATTACATCTCAAACGAATAAGAATGAGGTATACAAAATGCCGGATACTTATACAGAATATAGTCACGATGATGAATATGTAATTCTATGAAAGAATATAAAAACAGCATAAGGGTATTAAACTTGAGTGGTTATCAAGCCCCTAAAGTTATTGAAGACAAGAGAAAAGATTGGGTTAGGTATATAGATGCTGACACAGGAGAAAGCTATTTCTCAAGTCTTATAGACAAGTACTTAGGGAGTCCAACAAACTCAAGATGTATCAATGGTATTTCTGATATGATTTATGGTAGAGGATTAGATGCTACCGATAGTCAAGATAAGCCAGAGATGTATGCGAAGATGAAGTTATTGTTTAAGCCTTCTTGTATGAGAAAGGTAGTGAATGATTACAAGTTATTAGGACAAGCTGCGGTACAAGTGGTTTACAATGCTAATAAATCTAAGATTATTCAAGTACTTCATTTTCCTATGGAGACTTTACAAGCAGAGAAAGCAAAGAATGGTAAGATTGAGGCGTATTACTATCATCCAGATTGGGATTATATAAAGCCTAATGATAAGCCAAAAAGAATACCCTCATTTGGGTGCGGAGCAAAAGGTGAACTTATTGAGTTATACATCTTCAAGCCTTATAAGTCTGGTTTTTATTATTACTCTCCGGTAGACTATAATGGTTGTTTGCAGTATTGTGAATTAGAGGAGGAAGTTTCTAATTATCATATCAATAATATTAGAAATGGATTACAACCTTCTTAATGGTAAACTTCAATAATGGTATTCCTAATGAGGAAACACAAGAGCTTATTGAAAGAAGATTGTATGAGAAGTTTGGTGGTTCTTCCAACACAGGAAAGTTTGTGTTGAACTTTAACGAATCAGCTGAAGAGGCTGCCACTATAGAGCCGATACACTTACCGGATGCTCACGCACAATATCAATTCTTAGCTGATGAAGCAAGAGAGAAAATAATGCTTGGACACGGTATTGTATCTCCAATACTTTTAGGTATTAAGGATAATACTGGTTTTGGTAACAATGCAGAGGAATTAAGAACAGCAAGTATCTTAATGGATA